CTCGTATAACTTGTATTTCTTGAGACTCATGCCTGGAACAGTGAACCCACTCGGATTATTAAACACGCGAACCACTTGACGCATCATACGCTGACTGGCGAAACAAAACCTCAGATACCAAAAGTCTTCGTTGTTATTGAAACCCCAAAAGTCCTTCTTCTTCATGGGTTTGATGTCCATTTGACTGTTTTGGTACTTTTTTCCAATCTTCGACCTCACGTGCCAATCTAGTTTTGCGATACTGGGTTTGTTCCACAATTTATCGATTTTGACATAGAAGTGTGGGGTGAATTGCGTCACTGTGCACCCAACAGACTTGCCTGCTTCGTCGACGCCAAACATTTTTATGATATACTTGGCATTATCAACGGTCGTGTTTTGCTCATCTTCATCATCTTCATCATCACTTCCTTCAATCTCCACATCCTCGGTGTACCAGTTGACGATTTGGAAAGTTATTCCTGTCATTTGGAATGCTTGTTATGATGAACTACCTATGTTTTAAGTCCATTGCTCACTCAATTTTTTATATGTAAAATAAGTAAGAAGTACTAGTGTATGTCTTTCGTGGAAATATTTATAGTTTTTATATTGGTAATTATCATCATCACATATGTGCATAATAACATGACAGCTGAGGTTGAATACGTCAAGTCTCGCGTAGATGGACAATCATATCTCGTGCTTTCAAGGTCAGATAAACAACGTGCTGCTGACTATTTGGCCGAGATTAACAAAGACATCATCAAGACCATCAAGCATCTACGAGCCAAATATCCAGACAATCCTGATTACGAGCGCCTTTATAAGAATTTTGACCCTACTGCTGTATCTGAAGGGAGCCCAGATTCCAAGTATACGAGTTACACAGTGAACAAATCAGCTCTGGTCATTTGTTTGCGTCAAACAGACTTTTCTTTCGTAGACAAAAACATCCTAATGTACCCCGTCTTACACGAACTAGGTCACTTTGCATGCAATGAGGTAGGTCATACACCATTGTTCTGGAAAATCTTCAAAGCAATCATCACAGAGGCTATGGCGATAGGCGTTTACTCCAAAATGGATTTCAAAAAGAAACCTGAACAATATTGTGGTATTCAAATAGCGAGCAGCATTGTGTGAGTCAATTATTTTCTCTCTTTTCATTATAAAATGCCTTGTGGTTGTGGAAACACACCTCCTCCAAGCGGTGGTGCCCCAAAGCGTGGTCGTGCAAACAATAACGCAATATCCATGAACAGTGTCAATAGTATCAACAGTGGTAATAGTCAAGCAACAGCTATATCATTAGTCCCACCTCCAAAGAAATTCGCTGCCAGGCGCGTCAAACCATCTCCGTCGTCCAATGCTTCTGCGACTGCTTCGGTGCGCACCACTCGTAGTCAAAGGGGCAAAGTAGTAGATACCCTTGGTACGGCCGACGTCCTCGCCAAGGTAGTGTTTTCCGACTATGATGGACCAGAGAAACTTTTCAAGTTGATATCTGAATCCAACAAAGGGTCTACTTTGAATGCCATCATGGAACATTTCCAAAGCAACTCGATTACCATTCATGTCAAAGGTATGGATCCTTATACGGGTGCTTTTAATGAAACCGTGTGCGCTGTGAAGGTCGGTCAGGGAGACGACAATTCATGCAACTTGGGTAATTTTAATTACATCAACAATGAGTTCATCTTTACGGTGACGCACGGATCCGAAGAGAAATCGTCTCGAATGTACAATGACGAAGCGAAAGCACCTTCCAACAAGGAGAAAATGTTCACCCTTCAAGCTATCATCATGCTACTTGCACAAAACCCTAGCCCAATGGAGAAGTACATGTGCTACTGGTACATCATCAAAACGTTTATCGCGTCCGAAACCATCATAGAATTGAAAATGTCGGACTTCAAAAGACAAAATGCTATCAACAACAATTCGCAAACACAATCATCAAGGGTGTTTGGCATGATGAACGATAATAAGCGCGCTTTCAACATGAGGAATACCAATACTTTCACGGTCAACACTAAGAACTCGGCATCGGTACTCGAAGCGCTCAAGAAAGCCGCACCCAATGCTCCAGCAAACAAACGCAACGCTCAAGTGAATGCGCTTACCAAGCAAATGAACAGTCTTATGGCACAATCGAAGTCGCAAACAATCCCTACTGGCCCGAACATGGCAAAAAATATCGCCAGCATGCATTTCGCCAAAGGAACATTAGCACCACCATCTTATATGTCTCGCTACGCCACAGCACCCACCGAAGGCGGAAAAGCGACAAAATCAAACAACAAAAAGAAGGCGACAAGCAAGAAGTAATTTCAAGCATTGCATGGGTAAGCATGGGTTGTATTCTTGCTATTTGCTCTGAAATGACACATCGTCCACGAGCGGTACACCACTATCATCCCATTCTTCAGACTCCATGTCCGGCTGTTGAGGGGACGTTTGTGTTCCTTTAGTCGCCACACATTCCCACCATCCGCACGTGGAACAATACAGTGTCTTGTCAGTGTAGCAGTATCGGTTGCTCCCATTACACTGCGGACAGTACAGTAGTTGCATTGCGTGTTGCAATTATACACGGTTGTTGTAGTTTCATTTTTTTACAAAAATATTGTTTAAAATAAAGATGAACAATATTTGTACGAATATTAGTGAGCATCCTATATACAAAGTCCGTGTTTGGAAATCCGCAACGGACTTTGAAACATTCGTTTTTGTTGGCAAGTCGCCGCCTTCAACCCGAAAAGTGCTAGACAAAATTGAATCGGGTAAGAAGTTGACCAAGGCAGATGATGTTACCTTGAAGAACCACTATGGCAACGGGTACGCTGCATCATTAGTTTTGCACGATAAAAACACTAAAACATTCATAAACGAGCAGTTGTGTTATGATGATAACATCAATACCATGAGGCGGAAAGTATCTTCGTGCATTTTTAATGGCAAACCCGAAAATGATCTGTATTTTTGGATGGAACGTGAGGTGAAAAATACCATGTTGTTTCAACAAAACATCTCGACTCATTTGTTGAAGGGGCGCAAGTACGTCAGCAAGAAAAATCTTGTAAACTTCTTCGAGACATATCTCAGGATGCCGATAAGTTCGTCGGAAGCTTCACTAATTCCCGACAAAGTTACGAGTGCTGATGTTTTGCGAGTACTGTCTAACTCCAAAATCACAACCACACACGAACCATTAGGGATCAGACTTTTACGCGAACAATACCAACTGTTTGTCCACGCCCATCCATTCCAAAACCTCGCCCAAACAGACGAATCCGAACAAGTCGAAATCGTCAGCGACCGGTCGAGAACTCTAGAACATTTCAAATTCAAAAACAATACCATACATGCCGCACAATATGAAGATGTTAAGATCGCAAACCCAAACATTGCGCCCCTATATTTCCATTGGCATGAAGACAACGAACCCAAGGTGGATGAGAAACTCGCCGCAATTTTCAAGACATCTAGTGATGTCTATAACGAAGTGATAGAGAAAATCAACGCACTTGCCGACGACAAGTTTGCAGTAGATTGCCACATAAACTTTCTGCACATCAGGGTCAATGAAGCGAGTCCTATGGAAGTGCAACTAGACAAGCTCTTCGACGTTTGTTACACAACGACCACAGTGCCATTCATCAAACACAAAGATGCGTTCACGAATGTCTACAAAGCAGACAAGCAAGCTATGGTTCATTTTAGCAAAGATGATTTTGCATTGTGGACGGAGCAAACCACGACGGCCAAAGGCAAGTCGGCTCAAGAATATGTCATGTTCAAGGTTTTTGTCAAACAAAACTCCGATGCCCCTTGCTATGCTACAGTTATGGTCTATTCGGATTTCCACATCGACATCAAATATCAAGTAAAGTCAGCTGATGACCTCACCCTTTCAGAGGTCACCGCAAGCTTTCAAGCCATAAACGCACTGTTGAAGACCGTAGGTAAGGCTGTCGACTGCCCTCATGAATCATACCTTGTAGAACCGAATTTTTGGAACAAACCCCATGGTTTCACGTCCACAAAGCTGGTGAATATGGCTTCTTATGTAACTGTCGTTTCCAAAGAAAGCAACCCGGACTTGGACAAATTGACACTGTTAGCTAATAGTTTGTTCCCCTTCGTGAACGTCCTGGCCTACGAAAAAGAAAAAGACAAACTTTTGTCATTCCAGTACAAACGTATAGACAATTTTATCAAAACCGACAACATCACGACGTTCATGAATCAAAACTACTCCATGGGACAAGAATTAGTCTCGAAATTGCAAGAGGTGTTTGGAATCACGATAGATGAGGCTGTGCGCAATTACGAACATTGGAGTCATCGCCAAAAACTTGAAATGGTACCCGTAGGTATGGCGATGTTTTTCCGCCCAGCAAGCACTGGCAACGTCGTCGTCAAGGTAAAAAAGAGTTCGCTCGGAATAAAGGCCCACTTGGAAGGTGTCACAAATATGAAGTATCACAAGCGTCTCGTCGGCTTTTTGAAGTTTTTGTTGCAGTACAGCTCCAATGCCGGTTTGTCGTCTTTATCCTTTATCAAGCAAATTGCGGACAAACAGGCTCGCGATCTGTTCGATGACGAAGCATTCGCAGATGACGATTTCTCCGATGAAAAAGGGTTAGCTGCGATGGAAGATATGCTCGATGACGATAACAACATGGATATGTTGGCAGATTACGATAATGCCGAACTGTATCAGGGGGATTACAATGAATACGAGCCCAAGTTGGATATGGATTTTGGTGACCTCAATCTTGATGATGATGATCAAGACGCACAAGACGACGCCAATGACAATGACGAAGAAGCAGATATCATCAAAAAGCTGCGTGGTACAAAGGGAAGTGACAACAAAATCGTTTCTCAGTACGTCCTGAATAAACTGAAATCGGCAGACAGAAAGCTTTTCTACGGAAACAACTACTCTACTAAATGCCAATGGTCTAACAAGCGCCAACCTATTGTGATAACACCAGAAGACAAGGCAAGAATAGATTCATCCAATGCATCAGGTGC